ATTTAAGACAACTTGATCATCACTGATTTCTTCACCCTCTTGTGATTGACTAGCTTGAGTTTCCTCAACGTTAGTTTCCTCAGTATTTAAAGAACTCTCACCTGTCAAGTCTATAACGTTAGATTGCTCATTCGTTACAGATTGTTCCGACTCGACTACTTGGTTTTCATCACCAGTCAAGTCAACAATATTTTGTTGGCTTTGAGGTTTAACAACCTCTCCACCAATTTTGTTTAATAAATCTTCTCTTATATCCATTGTCTTAAATTTACTTATTCGTATTTCGCAAATATAACTTATTAATATTTAAATGCAAAAATATTTATTTATTTTTTAATTCTCACCTAAAGGACCCCTACGATCTTTTCTTTGTTCAATCATTTGAGATTGATTCATTGCAGATTGTTGTTGAACTTCTTTTCTAACACCACCTTGAACATTAGCAGCACCTTCTTTTCCTAAGTTTGATAGCTCTATCTCTCTAAGCCTTCTTTGATGTTGAGCTTGCTCAAATTGTTCTTTAAGTTGATATTCAAGTTGTTTTAACTGCATATCAGATTGAGCTTTTGCTTGAAGACGAGCTTGTTCTATTTGCATTTCTGACTGCATTTCTTGTTGTTTTAGTTGTGCAGATTGCTGGGCAGATTGTTGTTGTAGTTGAGCATTTTGTTCTGCAGCTTTTTGAGCTTGTTGCTGTTGCTCTGCCTGATACTTAGTTCTCCTTAAGATCAACATTTGATTAGCCATCTTAATGTTTTTAATAGAACGTATCATTATAGCATCTTCAAGTCTAAGTTCTTTTTGAGCTAAAGATACTTGAACATTTTGTTCCATTATTTGTTTTTCTTCTTCATTAGGGGCGACATCTAATGTAATTCCAAACTCATGTATAGATAATTTTTTCATCATGTCTATACTATTCATAGAAGTATCCCCTATAACGTTTGTGTACATTTTATGCAGACCTTTAAAGTTAACCAGGTCCTGCATGCGTACAGTAATGCTTTGAGATACTCTTTTTGTTACGTTTAGATAAGCATCATTTATATCTCTAGTAGCATTATTAGAAGCTAATAAAGATAATTTTTGAACACCTACTAATGCTTCACTAGATGGCTTTGAAGCGTCTCTTGCTTCGTTAACACCTGTCACATCACGAATCATTTGCATGTTGTGATTATATACACTTATTAATGTTCCAAAGTCTCTACCAATACCATTTTCTAGTTCTTGTATAGGCATAGCTCCAGTCATTTGACCTTCATCATCTATACGTCTATAATATATATTACCAGTTTGATCATAAATCTCTTGAAGCTCCATAGGAGTAAAAGTACCTCCATCACCTTTAGACACATTCTCTAAAGATCCTATCTCAAACGCAGCACCTTTTGGTCTAGCCTTAGCAAGTACGTGTTGTATTTTAAGATGAGATAGTTGTATTTGATCAGCAAAAGGAATCATTCTATCAACTAAAGAACGACTCTTCATTTTATAAAGATTAGGCTGATAAACAATATAAGATAAATTTGTCTCAGACAAATTAGACTTAGGTCTAGGCATATCTTGCATCATACCATAGTTAAAAATATAATCTGTACCTACAATGTATTTACCTTTGTAAATAACCTTTACATTCGATCCTATATTTTCTCTTTTTGTTTTAGATTTTTTAGGAGCTTTATAATTTGAAGATTTTTTGTTTACAGAGTAGCCACCAAATTTATTATCTTTTTTCTCATAATTTAAAGAGTGACTGGTAATAAACTCAGCATCTAAGATATTTACGCTAAACTTGTCATAATCATAAGTCTCGTTACCATTCTCATAATAAGCCTGAGTACCATAGTTTGATGGGTTGTTATTTTTTCCAGCGTACTCTGTTGCTATCTTAATATAATCATCTTCACTAAACTCATCACCTGCTTGTTGTTTTAAATCAGCAATAGTCATAGAGTAAACCTCCCCAGCGTGACGTATGTTTTTAAAGTCTGACTTAGCAGAGAAAGAAGTAATAAGGTTTGCAGGATCTACGTGTCTAATCTTTACTCCTTCTGTTTTAGATATTTCTGTTTTAGCAGCACATATACCAAGAACAACAAGGTCACGAATCATATAACGTTTTGTTTCGTCATAATCGTTAATATCTAAAGTGTACTCTATAGCCTTTTCTAGTGCTATCTCAACATTTTGTTTATAGTTAAGTGCCATAAACATTTCTATCTCTTCAGAATTTTCTGCAACAAAACCTTTTGGTGATAATGGTATTCCAGTTTTATCCTCTAAACTTTGAGTAAAATCTTTAGTAATCATTTGACCATACATTTGCTTTTTCTTTTCAAGCCTTTCACTAGCAGCTATAGGATCAATTGATTGAGCTTTTATATCGTAATCTTGATTTACCATACCGTTAACAATAACGTCAACAAACTTAGGAATAATAGATACAGGACTCCAGTCTATATTAAGGTAAGAGGTATCCCCACCTACATCAAGAAGGTCTTTATACTTACCTACATCTTGATTACCTTCAGCGTAAGACCTATTACGACTGTATCTCATCTTGCGATCTCTAAAGTATACATCACCGTTATTGTGCCACTCGTAGTACATATTTTTAAAGTACTCAAGTCCGTATTCTATAGTAGCCTTTTCTTCGTTAGTTGCTAAGGGTGATGGGTAACCATTTAATTTGTTTTTACTGCTATTGTAGTTCATGCTTTTATTTGTTTGCTAAACATTCCTTTGTTACTGTATCTTTTAACTAAAGGAGATGAAGCCTTTAATTCTTTTTTGGGCTTAATGTATTTTTGTGAAGCTAGTAAAGCTAATGATGAAGATATACTAGCATCATATTTTGTTCTGTTATCTATCTCAAACCTGCTCCAGTCATCAAGTAGTGTATTAAAAAAACACCTTCCTATCTCCCCTGTATTAGCATCATAACCAACATGATCATATATATAAGTTGCTATAGCTTCTGCTTGAGCATTTATTACTGCAGCACCAGATCCAGGTATACCTTTAGTCTTTTGCTTTCCTCTACTCCATTCTGTGTGAGTCATATCTGGTCTGTCCATTAAGTACTCGTAGTAACCTCTATTTTCAAAGTACTTTAGTATACCTACCTTGTTATTCTCAACAAGTATCTGACAACCATAAAACACACACATCTTAATCATGTCTTCGTAAAATATTTCTGCCTTAGGTGGTCTGTTAATGTATTCACAAACAAACTGCATAGACGCATCACTTGACATACTAAACTTATGAAAAACATGAGCAGCAGCATCAGATCTCCTACCATCAGTAGTGGTGTCATGATCATAAGGGTCGCAACCTGCAACCAAGTTGTCTGCTTTTCCAGGAAATTTCTTACCAAACCTAGAAGATATAATATTTTGTTCTTGACCCTCAGGAACCCAAGTGACTTCCCATTTACCTTTTCTGTGAGGTATCCATAAAACCTCGCTGTCTTGTACTCCATTTTTCCAAATAAACTCACCCCTTGTTGTAGGGCACGAATTAACTTCATTGTAATCCATCTGTTGATAGATTCTTTCTACGTCAAATATACAACTTTGTGTGTCGTTTCTAAAAGCTTCCTCTACGGTGAAAGGAAACTGCCTTTTAAACTCTGATAAAGCTGTAGTGTCATTCTTTAAAGCGTCCCTTCTATTTTGTATGTAATCTCTAGCACCAGTATCTATAAACATCTCATCAATACCCATTATTGGTTTTTCTGGAGTGTCAATAATACTATAACCATACTCGTCAATAAATCCTTCTAGATTGTCAAAGGCAGGAATAAACAATTTATATAAACCACTTTTTGTCCTACCGTTTAGATCTTTTTCTTGCATGTCTGAGTCGTAGAATATATCTTTAAACTCTGCACCACCATCTTGTTGTTTATTAGCAGTGGATCCCATCATACATTTTCCTACAACTTTTCTACCTAAAAGTAAACAGGTTTGAGTTACACCCCAATTTTTCTTTATAGAGTTTTGCCCTGTCCACTTACCAGCTTCATCATGTACTAGAAGTTTTAGCTTCATACCATCATAGCTGTTGTCAGCAGTGTTCTTCCAGTCTATCGTAGAATTTAAAGCCTCAGACTCTTCTATGTGTTTTTGATTTCTTGTTATCTTCTTGGCAGGTTCTCTAAACGCTAACTCTACACGAGGATTACTAGAACCATCTTGTATAGGCTGAAAAAAGAAAGGGTAGTTACGATATATACGAACTACCTTATCTGTAAACATTGTCTTAGCATCAGAACCAGTTTTAGATAACAACCCAAAGTTACTGTCGTATACTTGAGTTGCTAAATTTACTATCTCACCACTAGCCATATAAGAAAAACCACTACGTCTGTTTTTAAGAAAACACATACCGTAAGAGTTCTTGTCTTTTTTACAAGCTTCCCAAAAAATAAAGAACGTCCTATTAGCATCCCTGTAATCAGGATAACCAACATCAATTTTACTCCACTGGATAAACATATAATGAGATCCAGTAATATACGTAGGTACTCCATTGTTATAGAACCACAATCCGTCTCTTCTACGTCTAAACTCTTCGTCTATGTAATCAACATAGTCAGAAGCGTTTTCTCTTGTCAAACCCTTTGGTATAGCTTGCCTTTTCCACATCTGTTGTTTCTTAGGCAGTCCGTAATAAAGTATATCTTTTTTATATTTAGGCTTGTTAGGTAAAACTATCTTTAAGTTGTCAAACTCTAAGACATCACCCTTGTTGCCATCAATTAAATATACACTACTACTTTCTTGCATACCTTTCTGCGAAAGATCCTTTAAAATCTTTTTTCTCTTCTATTAAGGATTCACCTTCCTTTATTCTATCTTCTAAATTTTTTATTCCTAATAAAATCTCTTGACAATCTTCAAAGCATTCTCTCTTTGCTTTAATTGCTTGTCTTCTTTTAGCGTCATCTTCTTCTATTAAAGGTTTGCCTATCTCTTCTATTAAAAGATCCACAGCCCCCTTACTTGCTTCTATCAGCTTCTCTAAAGTTTCAAGAGCGTAATTACTATTACTACTCTTCATACTTACAAATAACATCTATGTTACGCATACGTAAAAGTTTTCTACCTTCTATGTCCATATCATACTCAGAGTTTTCTGTCCACATAACTCTATCACCTTTCTCAACTCCCTGGTCTTTCATCCAGTCATTAATAATTACTGCACGACCATGTAACTCTACTTCTGATGCTGAAGTCTCTAAAAATATTCCAGACTCAGTCTGCTCTGGCTCTTTCATCTCTTGCTCCATGAAGTTCCAAACACCAACAGGTATATACTTGTCACCTCTCTTAATAAGGTATATCTGTTCTGCACGAGACTGATATATATTCTCTTTATCTGCGTGCTTTACAGCATTTACTGCTGAAGCTATAAAATGGTGAAACCAAACTTTATCACCTTCTTGTATCCCTGTATCTTGAGAGTCGTGAATTGGTGTCTTGTACACCGTACCGTACTGTCTAGCTAACTTCATTGGATCGTAAGATGTATCTCTATACATCTCTTTTCCGTTTATTATTATTGTGTCTTCTGTTTCTTTTTCTACCTCTATCCAGTAGATGTCTCTAATTGGCTTCATTTTTATTTTATTTAATTTAAATGTAATTATTTTACTTAACCTCGTACCCTTCTTCCAGTACTGAAGTGTTATACTCTATAGCTGTAGGTTGAGAGAAAAACCTCTTCCATGGCTTAGAGAACTCTTCACCATCCATCTTAATATACACATCGTATACTACTTGTTGATGCTTATACCAAGCTCTTTCATCTTGAATTATGGCTGTTATTTCTAGTGAACCTCCAAGCATCTTTTGACCTACCTGATAAGTCAAACCTTGCTTTAGGTCCCCTATAGTTATTTTTCTTATAAGGGGATTTGTTGTTTCCATTTTTATTTAATTTAAATTTAATTATGCTTCTAGTGTTCTTGATATTTTAATAAATTGACAGAAAAGAGATCTAGCTACAGTAGATAGAGCTTGAATACCAACGTAGGGTTCTATCCCAGCACCAGATGTTGTAGCTAAAGATTTTGTTGTGGCTACAGCTTGAGTTGCCCCACCTGCTGTTGCAGATGTAACTAAACCATACTGAACTCCATTTACAAAAACACTAATCTTTCTGTTCTCATCAAAAGATAACTTTAACCTATAAACAGTGCTAGCCTGTACTGCTATTCCTAAATCTGTTATGTAATCAGTGCCACTTATACTGTATATAAAGTGAAGATTAGCATTTGTTGTTAAAGGACTAGCATTAGTACCACCTAAATCATCATCAGTAGCATACAAAAAATAAGCTTGATCTGCATCTACAGCGTAAGCACCCACGTTAGTTATCTTCATTCCCGCCCAAATAGCAGTATTAGTAATATTTGAATCAGTTGTAATAGCCACATTAAGCTCTGTTTGATACTGAGAATAAAAATTAACATTTCTCCAAGGACTTATATTTTGAGTATCAGTATCAACACCTGTTTGACTACTTTTTGGAGATAAAATAAATTGATCGTTATCTCCGCCAATTAAATTACCTCTAAGCCCTGGTTGAGCTCCAGCATAAGTAGTATATTTATCTGTAGAGTTTGTTCCTAGAACACACCAATGATCATTAGAATCAATATGAGGGTCTACGGTAACTTGTATAGTAATAGTCATAGAATCAGGATTACCACCATTAGTACCAATTCTAATTTTACAAGACCCATCTACTATACCATGAGCCATTACATTAATCATAGCGTTATCAGCTACATCAGCACTTGTACTTACTAAAAATGCATCTACATGAGATTTAGAATGTATCAGGCTATTATTAAGAGTGAACTCTTGAGTGTCATCAGCAGCTAAGTTAACAGATACTGTGGTAATTCTAATATGTTTAGTATTGCTAGTAACTGCTGTAGTAATACTTGAAGATTGTGTTATTTCTGTACTTTGAATATCTTTATGAGGTAACTTGTAAAAATACTCATCAAGAAAATATCTGTCTTCAGACTGAGATAAGTTACCTGTTATATTAAGGTTACCAGACTTATCAAGAACCATAGTATTAGATCCTGAGGTTCCAAAAGTTAAAGAGTCGTTTGCATGACTATACGATATTTTACCTGCATCATTGTCATTGGCATCACCAAAGAATATATTACCAGTTGATAAAGCCCCAGATAGTATTGATAACCCTGAAGCTCCTGAGCTTTCTAGTGTAGCTTCATCTGCTAAAGCGTTTGAGGTAACAGTTCCTGCTGATGTAGACATCACGTGAAGTAATCCGTCAGGACTAGCTCCACCAGTACCAATACCTACCTTTAAAAACTCAGCTTTATCAGTAGATAACTTCATAGCTGCGTCAACACCTGAACCACTTTCAACTTGCCTTAAAGTAGTATTAGTTATTTCGTTTTCAGACTGAAGTAAGTTCTTGAAAGTAGACGATATTGATTTACCTTTTAATGATCCCATTTTACTTTTTCTTTATTTTCTCGATAGACCTACCAGCAAAATAAGCCCCGTAAACTGTTATTAATAATGTTTGATATATTGGTATGTAGCTTTCTTGTATTGAAAAGTCCCCTATATTGCCATCAAACACTGACAAAACTACAAAAATTGCAGTTAAAAATATGCAAATTAATGGTCGAATGTTTTTAGACAGCCAGTTATCAGACTTCATATCAGCTTCCCACCTTCTAGTAACTTGCTCTTGAGCTTGAGATTCTGCCTTAACTAAAATCTCTTCCATAGCTCTTTTAGCAGCTAGTTTTTCATCTTTAGACGTAGTTAGGTTGTCAAGTACTTCGCCAACTTGTTTTACAACTCCACCACCTAGTATGTCTAAAAGCTTACTCATTATATGTTAGGTAAGTCTTCTGGTGCGTACTTATATTTAGTGTCGTTATCCTCATCTTTATAAGCAATAAGAACTTGCTTTCTATTTTTTGATTCTCTAAGAGATAAGTGAACCCAAGAAAAATCAAACTCATTAATCATTTGATCAAACTCTACATCATTCTCTAGTACCCAGTCGTAAACTTCTTTATTACACATTTTACCTTCTTTCCAAAATTGTAGGTCAAGTGCTTGACCCTTAGTATGTTGCGATTTATTACTGCCACTAATAGCACGATTAAGTGACGGGGAACGATAACCACTACTAATCCTGATAGGACCAAGAGCGTCACGCATAGGTTGAATAATATCTGTAATGATTCTTTGCAAATTTTTAAGGTGTTCTTTTTTTGGTTCATTACTTATTCCTAATCTTTTAGCTGTGTTACTTCTAGTAATTTCTGACAATACAAAATTCTTACTTAGCCTCATAATTATCTTTTTCGTGTTTAGTCATTAGATGAAAATCCTCATAGATTTTCTGTTTAAGTTCATCTATTTCTTTATCAAGTTTTTTTATATCATCTTCCATATCTTCAAAGTGCTGAAAAACTAATTCGTTGTTAAGTTCAATTTCTAACCTAGTTATTTCTACTTGTTCAGCTACAGGCAGTCGTTTAGCTTCTTCTATATCAGATTGTAAGACAATATATTCTCCTACAAGGAGAACTAGCCCTGCTCCTACTGCAAAAAAAGTTTTTACACTAATTACAAAAGTTTGGTCTTGTATTTCTTTTTCGTCTACTGCCATTTTTTAATTTCTTTAACTATTTTTATTATAGTAAAAATTAAAGCGGCTGCCATAGACAATATTTGCAAACCTTCATGTACGTCAGTTAATGAGAGCCCTAAAGCACCTACATTAGCTAGTAATATTTCAGTGGTGTCTTTATCTAACATTTCCATCTTCTTCTAGCTTGTCTTATTCTTGAGTTAGGATCGTTTTGAGTCTTTTGACTACTTCTTTTTAATTGACCTAGAGATCTAGCACAATAAGACGTACGCCTATTAGCTGCCTTGCTTCCAGGCTTTACTTTGCCTGTTACAGCAGTCTTAAGTTTACTACCAGGGTTGGCTCGTCTGTAAGCTTTTACACCTTTAGAGGTCATACCAGCACCAGATTTAGTAGGTCTAAAGTTTCCAGACTTAATGCTAGTCTTTATACCCATTCCTTTCTTTGCCTTTTTTACTGCTTTCACCTTCTTATATCTAGATACTCTTCCTTTAGTGTCTTTCTCTATCTTAGCTCTACGCTTTTCTCCAGGAGATAATTCACTCCAAGTTGTAGGCGTATCTTTATTTACTCTTTTAGTAGGGCGAAAAGTATTTTCTCCACCCTTGTATCCCTTCTTACCTTTAGGTGTACGCCAGTCTTCTTTGAACCAGCGTTTAAGTCGTAAACCTGCTGCTGTCTTTCTAACTGCCATTACTTCTTTTTCTTTTTACCACCTTCACCCCAGTTAGCAACACCTACTTTTCTGCACTTAGCCATAGCACCACTTCTGTAAGCTGAAGTCTTGGGTCCGTATCTAGATACTACCTTATTATAGCAAGCATCCTTTACAGAGCCACCTTTCTTCATGATCTTTACTTTCCCACTTTTTTTCTTTCGCTTTACAGCTTTACAAGTACAACTCATTATTTCTTTGCAAATTTTTCTACCCCAGAAATGCCAAACGAGCCCAATACAACCCAAACAAAGGAATCGTATACAAACTCGTTTATTACTAGGTCTGTTCCTACCCACCCCGTAACAAGGTCGGCTACCATTATAAAACACATTATAGAAAAGGCTATAAACCCTACAATAGCTTTCTCGTTCCAGGCGTTATCGTTTTTAAATATCTCCATTAGTATCCGCCTCCTCCACTGCTACCTGATCCTAAACCTCCACTACCACTACTTGTTGATCCACTTCCACCACTACCACTAATTAAAATATTAGCGTAGTCGTCAGACCATAATGCTAGAGGTGAATCGTTATTATGTTTACCTTTAGTTACTTTGTAATTTTTTAAAACGTTAGCAGGTGTTAAAAGTCCTTTATATATTTTAACATCATCTATAATACCATCAAACATTGTAGTGGCTGAAGAAGGGTCGACTTCATTAAGACCTATTCTTAAATCTGCATTCAACCCAAAGTTACCAGTAAAAGCACTTCCAGAAGAAAAACCAGATGTTTTTTCAAAAGCTGAAACACCGTCTTTGTATATAACTAATTTATTGTTTGTTCTATCATTAACAACAGTAATCATCGACCAAGTGTTTATTACTATAGCACCTCCTACTTGAGACCCAGTGTCTAAAGAAATTCCATTTGAATCTGTAAAAAATGCTCTTATTCTACCAGCAGTGTCTTGGTTACCAACACTAATCATCCACTCTTGATTCTCAGTTATTCCTTTAGCAATCATTCTATCATCATTTGTTAATGAATGAGGTTTAACCCAATAATCTATAGCAAAGCTATCAGTACCAAAGTCTAAAGTAGCTCCGTCAGTTGTTTCAACATAACCTATACCATCTAAGTTAATACCTTGTTGTCTAACCCTATTCATTGGGAAACCAAAAGTATCTTTCTTAAAGAATGGCACTTCTTGTAGGTTGATAGTTGCTGGTGAACCATTAACAGTACCATTGTTACTATTAACAGATAAATCATCCCACTGGTCTGCACCATTGTTTCTCCAGTAAGCAGACATGCCATATTCTCGAACTGTAATATTTGATACATTAAACTCAGCGGCAGACGCACCTACAAATCTTAACTCTTTACTACCGCTTTCGTGCGTAGAACTGTATATAGCAGTTAATGTTTTTGTACCATCAGTAGTGTGAAATCTATCATCAGTACTTACCTGACCAAATAAACCTGTAGCACTAATACCAATAGTGGTAGTAGTAGCACTTGTTATATCTAAATCATAAGTTACTACATAAGTTCTACCTGCTACCACGTTTGATAAGGTTGTTTTAAAGTAATCACTAGTTCCAGCTGTAGTAGATTTTTTAACTTTAGTACCATCAAATGTCCAACCAGTGTCTAATGTCCATTCAGATAAAACTTCTTTTACGGATACATTGCTTATTGATAATACTGCACCGCCATTATCACTTTGTATAGCAAAAACATTACTACCACCACCCGTAACAAAAGCAGTATAAGTGCCTACTGAATTATAAGAATTTACAGGAGTACTTCCAATATTTAAATGTACTGCACCACTTGTATAACTATCTATTGTAAATACAACTTCATATTGTTTACCTGATGTTAATAAAGTATTTCTATAAACACCATAATTTGTTCTAGAAGTATTAAAATTAACTTTACCATCAGATATCTCTGCATCAGGTGATTCGACTCCCCACCAACCATTTCCTGCGAAATTTACATCACCAACCTCTTCACTACCTCTACTTGTAAAAGCACCAGCTCCATTTAACTCGTCACCTAAGTTGTACTTACTATGTAATCTTTGATTTAAAACAGTCCCTGAGTTAAATATCTCTTGTACTTCAGCTTGAGTTAGTATAGTTTTAAACATAGATACCTCATCAATAAATCCGTCAAA